TGAACCATGCTTGCGCTTATACAGTTCCTTGTACTTGCGCGTGACATAAGCTCCAGCCACCGCACTAGGCCACACTTTGAACTTAGCTTTTGCTGCCGCAATTGCTTGTTGATGAAGTTCTTTGTCTTTGAATTCGGCGTCTTCCTTGACTTTCTCTAAATCGCCTTCTAAGAACAGACCAGCAGAATCTTCCACTTCCCTGCTTCCATCCATTGGCAAAGTGCCATTCTCTTCATTCATTGGATCGCGCCCACCAGGAGGCACTTTCATTTCGCCTTGCTTTTGAGGAAGTTCACGGACCACCGATGGATCAAGAGTGAGTTCCATTGACCATTCTGTGCCCCCATAACGAGCATCTGCCACTTCCTTCGGACTCAGCACGCCAAGCTGCAACATGCGCCCATCTACCGCCGCTACGCGGGCGCGTACGTCAGCCTTTTCACGTTCGTTCAACTCAAATAAGTTATTAAATGAGACCCTCCAAGACTCGGGGACTTTTCCGTTAGTAGGACCACTTTTGCTGAGCATGATTAGTTCCACAAGCTTTTGCAAAGGGCGCTTGTAATGCGCACCTTGGTAGTCGCCTAAGTGCTTGGCAAAATCACGCTCTTCGCTACGCCCCGTAGAACCCAGTCCTCCAGGACTTTCGCCAAACAGAATAGTGTGTGGGATTTGCGAGGCACCAATAATGTCAACGCGCAGCTTTTCTAGAACATCTCCAATTCCACCTAGATTCCTAGAGATGTAAGTAAGATCTTCTTTTTCTTTGTCTACTGCATATCCCCTGTAGACGCTCTTGCTCATGTCGTTAAGCACCAAGCGATCACGCACGTCTTTCTCTTTCCCTGCCGCAAGCATCGTGCTTAGACCCTGTAGTTTGTGAATAAAGATGTCAAACTCAATTAGCACCGTAGCGGCGGCGTTGAGGCCAGTCCAGTAATGACGAAAGCTGTCATATATTGGCTGAAGCGTACTCATGCCCCATCCATAGTTTCTTTGACGAATGCGATAAGGCAACCACTCACCGTCGAAGCGTAAAATTCTATCTTTATGGATTCTGACTAATTGTGGCTGTTGAATTAAATCGCCAGAGATAATTTGATAATAAGTGGCTTTAGCGTAGTCATAAAGATTTTCTTCTTCAATAACAGGCGCAATTTGCCACCTGTCCAGCACTTCCATTCCTTCAATTGCCTTGATATTGCGTCGGTCTACTGGCTGGTCAGCGCTTCTCCCGTCATTGATATAAAGAAGAATACAAGAGCCCCCGTAGAGCCTTGCATTTTTGCTTGCCAACAAAAAGTTTTCAAGGATGTACAAGTCCTCGATAACTTGTTCAATACCATTGACTTGTTTTGCTGCAGCCCCTTCTCCGCCGAATAAAACCTTAAAACCTTTCCTAGTGGACTGCTCTGCCACAATGTCTATAATCCTTTTGGGGATCCACATGCCGTAGAGGTTCTCAAGCTCTTCTTGCGTCAGGAAGACAATGGGAGTAGTGGTGGTGTAACGGCTCTTGTCCCTGCCAGTGCCAAGACCTGTCAGGACATTTGCCAAACCGTCTAGGCGCATGTCCTCGTTACCATTGTGCCCCAAACTCACGAAATCTTCAGCCATTGATCCCACTATGCGCTTGTTACTATTCTAAAGGTGGCTAAGATGTCGTCGTTACTATTCGTTCATGTCACACTCCCCCATTGAGTTCGTTTTTACGGAAGAGGAACGGCGCATGGCAATGAAAGAAGGAATGAGACGGCAAGCCGTCAATGAAGCCAAGGGTTTAAGAGGAAGAAACAATGGGCCGCGATTTGGGGAAAAGGCCTTGGCTATTCATTTGTTAGGGGCAGCGGGCGAAGTCGCAGTGGCATCCTTCATGGGCCTAAAGAATGAGCTTTTTAAGGAAACTGAAGCTCGTCGCGGGTCAGAAGATCTCCCTGGCGGGATTGATGTTAAAACGCGTTCCCGAAGCCATTATGATTTGATTGTTCAAAAACGTGAAGATCCTCGTAAAAAATTCGTTTTGGTGACCATAGAAAATCAAAAAACGTTACTACATGGTTGGTGTTACGGAAGTGAAGCAATGGATGAAAAGTATTGGGCAGACCCCGCAAGAGGTCGCCCTGCATATTTTGTTCCCCAATCAGAATTGCGTTCCATGGAGAGCCTTAAATGACCAAAAAAGATCAGGCGATTTTCTATGTCTATGCTTTTTTGCGCAGCAAGGATTCTGAACACGGCAAGAAAGGGACACCTTATTACATAGGAAAAGGAAAAGGGCGGCGTCGATTTGTGGATACAGGGAGATGTTGTGTTCGGCCTTCGGACAGCAGTCAAAATGTCATCTTAAAATCAAAATTAACAGAATCAGAAGCTTTTCGCTGGGAAAATTTTTACATTACTCATTATGGTCGCATTGATAACGCTACTGGCATCCTTCGCAATAAAAGCGATGGAGGGGAGGGCGTTTCTGGCCGTATTTTTTCGCCAGAGTCACGGCGCAAACAGTCTGCCAATATGAGAGCAAGACTCAATGATCCACAGAAAAAGCTTGTACTGTTAAAAGCCATTAAAAATTCCCATCTCAAGAAAGACAGGAATCAAAAAATTGCTGTTGCTGCTAAAGCGAGATGGCAAGATCCAGGGAAAAGAGCAGCAATTACTAAATCTATAACAGAGTGGGCTAATAAGCCTGAAACGAAAAGAAAGCTAGGAGCCACAAGAATCAAAGTACTTTATCAATTAACAGATCCTACTGGAGAAATTTACTGCACTCATAGCATGAGGGACTTTTGCTTGCAATACAAACTTTGTCCCACATGTCTTGGTCTTGTCGTCAAAGGAGAGCGAAAAAATTATAAAGGATGGACTGCTTGCATTATTGAAAGGTACACATGACAGCACTTCGTTGCAGCGATTTTGCACACCACGTATTAGGCCTCTCCCTTTGGCCTAAGCAAAGAGAGATTCTCAATGATTTGTTTGAAAATAAAATCAATCATGCTGTATGGTGCCTAGGACGACGTAGCTCTAAGAGCACGATGGCGGCCATTGCTGCTATCTACACGGCCTTTTGCCAAGAAGACTACTTTCGCAAGAAGGTGCGTAAAGGGGAAAAGTATTACGTAATCACCGTGGCCAATGATTTGAAGCAAGCAAAGATTGCGCTTGACTTTATTCGCCAAATGCTGACTAACAGTCCTCTTGAACAGGAAATTACGAGAGAAACAGCCCTAGATATTGAGCTGACAAATGGTTGCACCTTCCAGGCCATCCCTGCCTCTGCAAGAGCTTCGCGGGGTAAGGCAGTAGCAATGGCAATTTTTGACGAATGTGCATTTGGCTTGGATGGTGATGCAAATAGAGGAACAAAAGCACTGTTTGATGCTATCTCTCCATCCATCGCACAGTTTGCTCCGCATAGCAAAATTCTTGAACTTTCTTCACCTTGGTTGGCCGATGGTTTATTTTTCGACCATTTCAAGCAGGCAGAAAGTGGCGAATTCAAAGGTATGAGTTGTCGCAAAATTGCCACTTGGGACATAAACCCAGGACTTCCATGGGGGTGTGATTTTCTTGAAAATGCACGCAAAAAAGATGAAGAAGCATTTCGTGTGGAATTTGGCGCTGAGTTTAGACGTAACAACTCCTCCCTAGTCGCCGCCGAAATTATTGATGCAGCAGTGAATAAAGATCGCACAACCTCCATTCCGCAGCGAGAGCTAATGGGAAGCTATGTGCTGGCCCTAGACCCTGCGCGAGGAGGTAAAGGAAGGGACGCCTATGTTGCTTGCATTGTTCATTACGAAGGAGAAAGATTGATAGTTGATAAATTCCATGAATTTCTTGCAGATTTTGAGATTGCAGGAAAAAAAGAAGTAAACATTGCACAAGTAGAGTACTGGATTGCAGAGCAACACCGAATGTATGATTTTGAGAGCATATCACTAGACCAATACAACTCTGCATCAACCATTCAGTCTCTTTCTAAATCATTTCCAATTTGTGAACTTACCTGGAGTGTCTCGACGAAGATGAAGGCCTTTGGTAAGTTAAAAGAATTGTTGAACTCTGGACTAATTGAACTGCCTTATCACAAAGAAGCAATCAAACAGTTAAAAAAT